TCTTCCCCCCATTTTCTTGGATGATGGGAGTGGCATAATGTGATGCCGTTATTAATATTATATCGTAATTCTGGATAATCTCGCCAAGACAAAATATGATGTGCTTCTAGATAACCCTTACAATTATTATCAATTCTACATTTATAATTATCTCTTTCAAAAACCAATTTTCTCCATTCTTTATATTCTGGATGTGTATTTGAATGATGATTTATACTTATTCCTCCCTTCCAATTAGAAGATTTTTCTCCACTTTTCATCCATGGATGCTTAATTCCTTTTCTATATCCTATTAATCCATTGTTCCAAGGGAGTTTACCAATTTTGATTTTACTCATTTTATTTTTAACTTCATCTGACCATACTAAACCCTTATTCCAACCAGCACATTTTGGAATTTTTCCTTTTTTTAAAATACTCATAAATTCCCATTTTTTACCTTTATTCCATGGTGTTCTTCCGATATAAGATTTATTTCTACATAATAAAGAACAAAAAGGTTTTATTTTTTTGTAAGAACTAAATTCTTTATTACATTGCTTACAAATAAATCTATTCATTTTATTTCAACCACTTTGGATTAGACAGATACCATTTGACTGTTTTCTCCAAAGACTCTTCTAATGTTTTTGGATATTTAAATCCAATGTTTAATAATTTTGAACCATCTAATGCATAACGTAAATCGTGCCCAGGGCGACTTCCATGAAAATCAATTAATTCATATAATGGTTCTTTCCCCATTATTTTACCTATCATTTTTACAAGTTCTAAATTATCTGTCTCTTTTTCCCCCACTATATTATATTTTCCCATTGAGGCATTTAGTTTGTCAAGTACCTCTTCGGTATTCTTCAAAATAAACAATAATGCCTCTGCTGCATTCCTACAATGTATGTAAAATCTTGACCCTGCTTTTGTTTTTTCTGAGTTAGAATGTATCAGGGTAGTTTTGTTATTTAAAATATTTTTGATTACCAATGGTACAAACTTTTCTGGGTGTTGACGTTCTCCTATAAAATTCATTCCATTCGTAATCACTATTGGAATTCCATAAGTATTCGCATAAGCCTGACAAATATTTTCTTGGCAAGCCTTTGAAGCAGAATATGGATTGGTAGAATTAAATCTATCACCTTCTTTATAATTTACTCCCTCTGGTGCTGCCCCATAAACTTCATCTGTACTAAATTGTATAAATCTTTTAGGCTTTGCATGTCTTGCATACTCAAGCATGTTCAATGTTAATTTCACATTATTCAATATAAAATTAACTGGGTTTTTAATTGAATTATCCACGTGGCTTTCTGATGCCATATTTATAATATAATCAACATTTCCTATCTCTCGTATTAATCCGTCAGATAAGGGTTCTTGTAAATCTGGTGTAAAAATCTTAACTCTACTCTCATCAAAACATTCTATATCTCTCAACCTGTCGTATCCGCTAGAAGCGTAATTCAATTTATCAAGAACTACAATATTCCAATCAGTGTTTTTTAATAAATGTTCTACGATGTGCGAACCTACAAATCCACACCCTCCAGTAATTACACATTTTTTTGACATATAATTCGTACAAGATGCGGGTTTTCTCCTTTATATGGAGATAAACCTTTACCTTGCTTAAACTTTCTAATAATAAATCCTTCTTTTAATAAATCTTCTATAAGTTGCGAGACATTAACTAAATTTCTTTTGTGCTTTCCGAATAAATCCTTTGGTTTATCTTCGTCAGTCCTTGCTTCAATAAATAACCACCCCTTAACCCATTTTAATATTTTTAATTGTAATCGTCTATCAATGGCATGCCAGAAAAATCTTGTATAAACATATTTCGGACTTTTATTATTTTTAATATAATCTTCTGCTCCAATATTTAATATATTATCAATTCCAATACATTTTATTTTTTTGTTTGAAAAAAATAATAAATCTCTACAATTACCACAACCAAGTTCTACCATTTCTCCTTTAATATACGGCAAACAAAATCTCGCAAAAGAACTTGGTTTTTCTTCCTTAAAATTTTCATAAAACTTATTCCAGTATTTTTTATTGATGAGCTTCTCTATATTGCTGTGCATGTTTCCCCTTTTCAGGAATTTTCCAATTGCCATAAGTAAAATCTAAATAATCTTTGATTGGATAAGGAGTTAGAAATTTCTTACTCCCTATTTTCATTATATCATTTTTTTCAAAATATAATGACGGAATAGAAATTAATTTTCTTGACCCCTGCATTGGTGTACATACATATTCTTTGCCATGCTTATTGCAATCCTCTAATTGATAAAAAAAGAATGTATATTTAAAATTCTTCTCACAAACTATTATCCCGGTATATTCATTACCATTATAACCATTTGCATTGACCCATTCCCCATAAATATCAAATGCTATCTCTTGATTTTTAAAACCCAAATCCCTTAACCCTCTCCATAATTTTATTCTTTGTTCATAAGAAATATCATCTATAATCCCAAAATCTATATCATCATCATAGGGTATTAAGTCTTTATCTCTATAAAGTCCAAGCAATGCTCCATAAAGTAGAAACAGTCTAACTCCATTTTTCTCAAAAACAGAATGTATAATTTCAAGTTCTTTTTGTACAGATTTATCCATTATAATTGCAAATTTCTTTTAATTCTTGTGGCTCAGCACTTCCTGCTTGGTCACAACCAAACATCTTTTTGTCTAAAGTAAAATGTTTTTCTATTATTTTCGCCCCCCTATCTATAGCTTTTTTAGCCCATTTCGTTCCAATGGTATGGTCTGAAAATCCCGTATATTTATCAAACTTATCTGGAAAATTGATTAAATCTCTATCTTCTGTTGGATATTTTGATATACAATATAGAAATTCACAATTCTTTATCTCTGGAAACTCTGGTTTATTCCACCAGCCAAGGGAAACAATTATTGGTTTACCTGTATCTTCTACTGCTTTTATGAAATCCTTATCAGTAATCATTCTTGACGCTATTTTATGTCTTTTAACACCTATTTCTTCCAGCCACCCCACTCTTTCAATATCAAATGCTGAAGCAAAAAATTCTATCCCAACTCTATCACATTCATCTTTTAAAATCTTGAGTTGCTCTTTAGTAAGTTGACCTAATTTTAAATCATCATAAATCCCATTTTTTTTTTCTTCATCAGAAAAAGGAAGTTTATTGACATCATAAAGTTGAAACTTTGCTATATCTGCCCCGCAATCCTTGGCTTCTTGTATCATTTTTTTAGCCAATTCCATGTCTGAATTGTGATTATGACCAATTTCTGCGATTTTTAGAACCTTATCTGTAGTTAAAGTGCTTTTCATACGCTTTATTCTCCCACCTTCTTCGTGCTTTTTTCTTGTAAGTCATATTCTTACCATGCCAAAAGAACTTATAAAGTGGCAGTTTTAAATAATAACCATCAAAGTTTTTAATGTATCTCGTCATCAGTTCATTATCTTCTGCGTTCTTAAAATTTTTGTCATAAAGTCCTAGAGCTTCTAAATTAGATTTGCGAAACATTATTCCAGAACCATTTCTTTTTAATCTATCAAGAGTATCTGTTTCTAATCTTACCTCTAATCCTTTCTTATCGAATAAAACCTTGTCACAATAAACAAATCCTATCTGTGGATTTGCCTTCATTATTTCTGTCATTATTAAAATAGTATGTTCTGAAATATAATCATCATCATCAAGACGAAATATAAACTGCCCCATTGCTTTTTTAATCCCAACGTTAGAGGAACCAGCTATTCCTAAATTCTTTTTAAGGAAGATTGGTATGATTTTATCTCCAAAATCTTTTAAAACTTCTTTTGTATTATCTTTAGAATTGTCATCAACGACAATAACCTCATAACGGTCTTTAGAATAAGACTGCTTTAATACACTTCTAATCGCCCTTCCTACTAAATCTTGTCTATTATGCGTTGGAATGATGATTGTTGTATCTATTGACATTTTTAAAATATTCTTTAAATTCTTCTTCAAATTACTTTTCTAATTTTTCAGCTTCTTCCATCCTCCCATCTTCTAATGCTGCCCTGTGCGCCAAAGTTAAATTAACTAAATATTCTTTCTCTATTTTTTTTTGTTTTTTCGTCATATTTTTAATGCTTTATTCAAATCCTCTCGTGTATGAACATCTATTGATTTATCTCTAATTAAATATTCAGGTTTTGGATTATATGGGTTTACATAACTTAATAACCTATTTCTTTCTAAAGCCCAAACAGAACCATAAATCTTTCCATTTTCATGTTGCGTCATTATTTCTAAAAATCCCATTTCTAAAAGTTGTTTTGCTTTAATTATCAACCTCGAATCTATCGTTGGACTATTGGCTTGAACTGCTACAATCCCATCAACTCCATTCATAAATTGTAAAGCGTGCTTATATACTGGTATATTAGGAGTATCGCCACACAATTCTATCGGTCTTTTAATTGGTATTGCTCCAACGTTTTCTGCCTCTTCCAATATCCAATCATCATCGCTTGAAACAAATGTTCTTGAAAAAATCTTCAAACACTTTTCTACATTCCAAAGGAACATTGGCTTTCCATTAAAATCAAGCTTGTTTTTGTTTGGAAGTCTTTCGCTGTTTCCTTTGGCGCAAATCAGAGCGCAAACAGATGCCATTTTCAATTAATTTACTAATAAATTTATAGCAATAATCATAAGTTATTCCTAATCCCGAAACAATTTCTGATAAAGGAGTTTTTCCATCTATACAGTACCAAAGATAATCCATATCTAAATTAACCATTTTATGTATGGTTTGCAATCCATATTTACTTCTCATTAAAGGTGCTTTTTTGTTTCTTGCTGGTATAAAATCTTTTTCGTAAATCTCTATTATTTTTAAAATTAACTTCTGAACTTCTTTTAATTTATTTTCAACTATGATTTCTGGCTTATCATCTGATGTATGATATTCATCATAAGGACAACGAGTTAAAAGTATTCCTGGTATTCCTATCTTTGGGTCATTAAATACATATTCATCTGACCCTATTTCTAATCTGAAGTCTGCTTTTCTATAACTAATCCCAAGTTCGTGAAGAGCCAAATGAGCAATCGTATTTATTTTTGCTATTTTATCAAATGCTTTCTGAAATAAAAGCGTATTGTCATTTCCTATCGCATCAACCGCAATTACAAAATCAACCTTTGAAATGTCTTGTGTTAAAGCATAAGTAATACTTCCTATTGTTTCTGGACAAAAAATAATTTTTATTGTGTGTTCAAATTTATCTTGTAATTGTTTCGCTAAATCTATCAAACAAGCAACTCCACTTAAATTATCATTTGCTTGGTATGGGTGGTCTAAATGCGCAAATAAAAGTATTTCCCTGTCCGTCTTTCCCTTAATAGTATGAACTCCTATATGTAATGGACTTTTTTTAAATTCTGTATCTATAAAAACCTCATATTCTCCCTCCGGTAAAATATCAACATGTTCTACTTTTTGTTTTTCTTTATCTAATCTTGATTCTTTAATTTTATGCCAGGGCATTGAAAACGCCCAATCTCTTTTATAAAAATTATAATTATATTCATAAGCATTCTTTCTTGTATCTGATGTAAAAAGATGCTTAATAAATTCTTCCTTATTTATTTTTCCTTGAAAAGGAATAGAATATGCCATTAAACATAATGGTTCTTTTTGATAATCTAAAATCTTTTCCCCATTAAATTTAACCCAAGCATCTTTGACAATCCATTCTTCCGGAATATCCCAGGTTTCTAATTTAGTATCTGATTGAATGGTAATTAAATCTAATGGAATAAGTTTACTAATATATTCCAAGGCTTTGTAAAAATTATGTCCTACCAGATTTATATTATATTTAAAAAGGTCTTCTATAATTTGTTTCATATATTTTCTATAACTTGACAAATATTATTAAGTGCATTATTAACGTCTCCACCATCTAATAAAGATATTTCCTTTCTTTCTTTCCTTAAATATTCTGGATGTTTTATACAATATTTAATTGCATCTCCTAATTTGGAAATATTCTTTTCTCTATAACAAGCATTAGAATATTCTCTATGATATTCTTTATATCTATTATCTCCACCGCAATCTTTATCTTTCCAAATATCCGCTATTACAACTGGTATATCTAACATTTCTGCCATAAGTTCAAATGTACTTTCTGAAATACCAACCACTATATCTGCTCTTGACAACACATCAGTAGTAATATCAAGATGATTTCTTTCACATCTATTTGAAATAATAGGATTATCGTAAATTAAAGGATTATGTTCGTGTTGAAGACATTTAGTAATTATATTCACATCTCTTATTCTTCTTAATTTCCCTGCGACAATTAAATTTTCTTCAACTTCTCCGTCCCAATGCTCTGGAGAAAATACTACATTTATCCCTTCATGCTTTACTCTTGGTTTTAAGTGATTAAAAATTGGACTACCTGTTACCTTAATTCTTTCTTTCGGAACACCAACTGACATTAGCCTTTTCTTATCATTCTCCCCCCAAACACAAACTATATCTGATATAAGTTCCTCATTAAATGGTGGATATATTCTTGAAGTTCCTCGTCTTCCATGCTGAACAAGAATTACTGTTTTACCTTTCTTCTGTGCTAATTTAACAAAATCTCTCCAGCCTGCTAATGCAGTTTCATTCCATACAACAATTGGGTCATATTTCTGCCAACCTTTAAGTTCAGAAGACTTAACCATTTCTTTGACTTCGTGTCCTCGTTTTCTTAATTCTTCTGCAACGTCGGACAATACCGAATTAAAATTAAAGATTAGTATTTTCATTTCTGTTGATTTAATACTTTGAGACCGCCCTCTTTCTGACAAGCCTTCTCCCAGATAACTCCTATTTCTTCTAAACTCCTATTTTCCTTAACCCAATTCTGTTGTTTTTCAAGAAGTGATTTTCTAAACTTCTCATCAACAATAAGTTTTTCTAATTTGTTGTACCAATCCTTTTTAGTATTTTTTGCCCTGTAATTGACTTCATCTTTGTAAGGTAATACATCGGAAGCCAAAGTAACAGTTCCTACCGAAGCATACTCATAAAACTTGATACAAGATTTCCCCCTGTTAAATTCTGTATCTTCTAATGGGGCAATACCTATGTCAAAATCAACTCTTCCCATAACTGTTGGGTGTAATTCTGGTGGCATAAATGGAGTGTGTCTTCCGTGAAGTTGTTTCATACCATCATAGAATTTAAGTGCCGCCCTAAAATATTCATTCTTTTCTGGCTCAAATTGACCTTGTAAATATTTTCCATACATATACATCGCACTCTCTATCGGTTCAGAACACATACCATAAACATCAAAAGAGAAATCATATTTCTGATAAAGTTCTGAAAGTGCTTCAATAATTATTTGAAGGTCTTTCCAATGAGAAGTAGCACCCATATAACCAATTACTAATTCATTTCTTTTATGAGGTCGTTCTTTGTATTCAGCATAATCAATTCCATTAGGACAAATATAAATTGGTTTTTTCCCAATTAATCTTTTAAACTTTTTAACCAATATTCTACTTGGAGTAATTATAGCGTCAGCTTCTTTTATTAAACTTTCATATTGGTCTTTAAAAGCATTAGAAACCAAAACAGACGGGTTATCTTTTGCAACCTGCCAAAAATCATCGTCCATATCATATAAAACTCTCTTACCTCTTTTCTTAAATTCTTTCATCAAAGCAAGAGGTTGATATGCTGGAGGGTAAGTTCTTGCAAAAATAACTACGTCTGGAAAACTTAATTCTTGTTCGGTTAATTGAGGTCTAATAATTGTTTGAGCAATGGCGTGTCCTCTTTTAGACATTGCTCTCATAGGTTGTTCTACCCTATGCCACCAAATACCCGATTGAAATGCCATGGGGGTCTCTATTAAAAAAGTTATGTTCACAGAAGTAATTATTTAATATTTTTTAAGAAACTTATCATCGTATTCATTCCTTTGCTTTCCTGTTGGACTTTGAGCAAATCATTTCTTCTCTCCTTCTCATCAAAATTAAGTATTCTTTCTGTATCAAACTCTTCCATTAAATTATTAACTTCAACCAAATACTCGTATCGTCTGATAAGAGTTAATCTGGCTTTTCTCCTCAAATACCATTTATATATTTTGTTAAAAAGTTCTTTTGTTTTTGTAATCATATATTTATTTTTTAAGATGTTCTATTGCATGACAATTTGGACATAATAATACACATTTATCGACCTCTTTTTTAATTTCTTCTATTGGAAGTTTTATCATCCTATTAATTGAAAATTTTTTATCTCTCAAATGATGAAAGTGTAATATTTTTGGTTCTTTTGAGAATCCACAAAATAAACAATGATTACCTAATTTCTCTTTCAGCTTTTTAATTTTTTGATAGTGCTTATTAAAATATTCTTTATTATATCTATGAACATGTTCTTTATTGTTTTTATTCCATTCTCTTCCATAAGTAAGTATTTCGTCTCTATGTTCATAATAATATTTTCTATCATATTCCCTTTTTTCTTCTAGATGTTTTAATCTCCATTTCTTATTACGTTCTTTTTTTTCTTCTTTAGTCATTTTGATTCGTTAGTTGGAGAAGAACGAATCAAGTTATCTCCAACCAAACGACTAAATTATATTAGTTAAACTTATGCGGTGGCGGCATGTGCACCAACATTCAGACCACGAGACCTGTTTTTTGTCGTGACCCCGCTTCCATATACTGCATAGGTGATATAGTTTGTACCAATCTTATCTTCGCATGGTCTTACGATTGTGCGAGGAGGTTGTAAATACAAATTAATCATGTTCTTCCTACCAAAGTATATTGACTTGCAAGTTCCTGATGATACTCCACCAGATACTGTTGGAGCTATTGTTGAGCAAACACCTGTTGGAAGGTTATTGGAAACATAGACTTGGAAGCCCATGAAATCTCCTGAATAACCATTCTTTAAAGTTGCATCTGCTGTATTAAAGCCACTTGATGCAGCTTTAATATCCAAGATAGCACCATATTTCGGACCGATAACTGCACACCAGTCTCCCATTTGTTCAACATTATTTGTCAATAACAATCTCTTGGCATTGGCAAAAAGGTTGATAATGTTAGCCGTGGTTGCAGACACTGACCTGTGAGCTGTTCCACCAACTAGACCAGCATCAGCACCGAAAGTTGTGAAACCATCTGTACCAGTAATATTAGCAAATACATGTGTATCAATTTTATCTCTTAATTGATATGCAGTATTAGATGCCAATTCTCTGGCTTGGTCTATATCTACGGTGACTTGGCGAGCTTCGTCCACGTAAAATGTAGCGTGCTTATAGGTCGTTATGACTATTGTGTCATATGCCCACTGTTTTTATATGACATTTGTTAATCTCTTTTTAAGAGTGGCAAATCATTTCTGTTTGCCTCACCAATTTTATTTATAGTTGGTGGTCGGACTATAGCATCACCATTTGGTGTTGTTACGCTTAGTCTCTTCGGCTGCGATAAGCCTCTAAGGTCTCTCCCTTAGTTTTTAATTCACGCATTTGTTTATAAAGATACTCTCTATTTTTTGAAATTTCAATCGGAACATTTTTACCTCTATATTTTTTCCATTCTTTTTCTTTTTCCTCTTGAAATTTTATTCCTATAATTGCTTGGTCTTTTTTAACCATTAAATATGGAATTACTTGTTTAATGGTATTCATTGCTATTTTTCCAGACGCTTCCCATCTCCATTGAATACGATGATGGTCTTTATAACAACTCTCACCGTGTCTGGACATTTTGCAATTTACTGAACCATTAAACTTATCTTTGAACCAATCTATTATAGGTTTATCCACTCCCATAACAGTAATTCTAAGATAATAAGATGGAAGTAATTTTTCGCTATATCTATTTTTTTGTTTAGTTATAGCAATACATCCATCTGCATCTATAAAACCCGCTGCGTAGGATAGAGTAGTTAGGCTTAGCTTGCCTCGTGTTGTCTTGATATTTTTGTTCATATAGTATCATTGTATTAAATACGAATGATACTGTCAAGAGTTTCACGATGTTCAGTAACAATTTATCCAGGACTGGGCTAATCTTATCCTGGTTTGTGGCAGATAATGGAGTTCCAGGTGTATATGTCTGTGCAGACATATCTCCATATCTCCTGATGTTCACAGTTGCGCCAGCTGGGATTGGTTTAACTGCTGCTACTTCCAACGCAACTAATGATTTGTACAATGGTACTTGAACCATTGGGTCAAATATAATTGGTTGGATAGCAGAAACATCATTACTTACTACTCGTCCCATATTGTTTTCTTTCCTCACTCAAACCTTGTTATTTCCCAAGGTCAACTTTTGTATGTCTATTTTGGCGTGGATTTACCCACATGCCTTTTTCAGCCAAAAGTTTTTCTTTTTCATCTAATAAGCGAATTGATTCCCTAATATCTATTGGGTCATTCTCCTCTAATTTTTCAGTAAAAGATTTTTCCTTGGTCGTTTCACTTGGTCTGGTAGAGGGATTTAATGTTTTATCTTTTTCTACTTTTGCCTGATAAGCGGATTGCCAGAAACCGAAATCTTCTGATTTCCTAATCTCACTTAACGGCTGACCAGTGAGTTTGTACTGTTTAGCCAAATACTCTTTTTCTCTCTGGTCTAGTCCCTCCAAAGAAGCAGAAATATCAATGAAGTCTGAGACTTCTAAAGATTTATTTCCTGCTGGAGAATTGCCCTTTTTGAAGTTTTCTAATTCTTCAAGAGCTTTCTTTTTATCTGCTTCTTCTTTTTCAGATTTTGTTCTGAAATGCTCTTTTTGGGCTAAAGCAGATTCTAAATCTTTTGATTTTTGTTGAGCAGTTTTCTCTGCCTCACTTAAAGAGTTTAGAATCTTTAAGCGAGCTGTCTGTGCATCATCTAATGTACCAGCAGTTTCAAGATTTTGGAGTTCTTGCAACTCTTCTTGGATTTCTTTTTCCATAGATTTATCATTTTAAGGACTTTTGTGTCCAAATTGATTTGGTGGGTTTTCTCCCGATTAATAATATTTTACAAATATTGATTTCCTTTCTTGTCCTTCGGTCTGTCTGCATCTAAAAATGAAAATAATTCTTTCAATATCTTAACAGCAACTTGACTTCCCCTTACTTCTTCTATCACCTTAGCATTAAGAGTGCTAGAAGATATTTCAAAAATCTTTTCATTAATATATCCTTTAAGCATTTTACCCTCAACTGTTCCACCTAATTTTATAAGTTCATTTCTTATTTCTGTCTTCATATTGTTTTCATATTATTTCCTGCCATACTCATTTGAGGAAGAACAGGTGCTGAAACTCCACCTCCTCCCATTTTCTGACCCATTGCTCCTGTCATTTGTGCCTCAATAGATTTCTGTTCTTGACCAATAAAATCATTAAGATTTATCCCACCATCTTCTGCAATACTAAATAATATCCTTTTCTTAACTGGGTCTTGCAACATCATTGGGTCTGACTGGATTGCTTGGAGAATTGCAAACTTTGTAGCATTCCTTACCCTTGTATCAACACTTTCTCCAGTTATATCAATATCAATTTCTGGCTTAACATCTTTATAAAAATCTTTCGGGAACTCTTTTAGTAATTCTCCTTTTTGTTTCAAAGCATTTTCAATAGTTATCCCAATTACTTCCGCATCATAACTGCTTAATAATTTGCCTTTTGAAAATTGTTTAACAATTTCTTCTTTAACCATATCGCCCTTTATCATTGAAATATATGTGTCAAGGTCTTTTCCGACCAATCTTAAAATATGTTCACCATTAATCTCTTTCTGAAATTGAGGAATAATAACTGAGTATAACATTTCTTTTACGTCAAGTGCAATATTTTCTTGTATCTGTTCAAAATAAGAAAGCGTTTGTGTTATTGCTATTTGAGCAGAACCAAGTGGTGTTCCCGCTGGCAACCTTTCACCCTGAACTACATCATAAGAAAATGTTAATTCATCTCTGTTCTTTAACCATTTGTTTGTCTGGTCGTTAAAATATGCAAGGTTTCTATCTGAAATATCCACTTGAGTCGTTAAACCATTTGAAGCATCAAGCACATCTCCATTTTTATTTTCGGTCTGTAAATTCTTACCAGCCATTGTAGGGTCAGGATTTTGAAATAAAACTAATGCCCTCCAATAAGATGCCTTGCTTTCTAAATTAGCAACCTCATTTTCTCTGATTTGATTATCAAATAATTGCTCCACGACTCCTACCCCCAACCATCTACCCATTATTTTTTCTAAATGATATTCCCAGTATGGATTTCCTTCCCATTCATCTTCTCTCAATAAAACTCCTTTATGATAAATCATTTTTTGAGTCTGTGCATCTTGAACATCAACTCCCACATCAGCAATAAATGTTCTCATATAAGGATAAGTTTTCTTCCCCCTAGAATCTGTCTTCTCCACCTCACCATATCTTTCATAAACCCTGATATGATTTACTCCCTTCATCTTTCGAAACTCTTCAATAACCTCATCAGTTTTCTGCCAACCCATTTTCTTAGCTACCTTTCTATAATCAGCAGGAGTATAATTATGAATTTCAATCAAATAATTTGATTCTGATAAATTATCTGCAGATTGTTCAACAATAAAATTCCTTAAATCAACAAAATATAAATACCCACTTACTTCTTTTAAAACAACAGAACCATAAATCGGCAACTCATAAAATATTCTATTTAAAACTTTTCCGAATTGCTTATCTCTCATCCAATATTTTAAATCCCTTTCCATAAACCAAGTTTTTAATTCATTTCCACCTGCCGTTGTTAATAATCTGATATTTTTTGTATCAAAATCTATCGCTTTTGAAAAAACCTTACAAGGATTTTTTACAATATTATAAAAATATTTTTTATCTCCATCTTCATCAATGTCTCCCTCTTCGTATTTTCCATTGTAATATCTATAAATCTGCTCTAATGTGGTTTTTTGATTAAAATAAAAACCAGGGACTACCTGAATTTCTTTAGTTTCAAAATCATTTATCTCAGTATTTATCTGTCTTAAAATATCAGATGTCTCTTGAATTTCATCTGCCATGTTATTTTTTTATTTTTTAATTTTACCTCCGTATTTTTTATCCCACTTTTTGGCAAGTTTAGGCTTGTTAATATGCATCCACGCTCTTTGTTTTTTTGATTTATATGGCATATTTTTTATGCGTAATTTTTTTTATATCCGTAGTTTGGTATTGCTTTACCAGACTTTATATCTTTTTTTAACTTCTTGGAAAAATCTTCTGTTTTTTTCTTTGAAAGATAATTTTCCAAAGCTGATTCTTGGGCATCTAAAATTGCCCTTCTTTTCTCTGGTGTATCTGCTGACCAAATATTTATTTGAGGTATTTTTTTCATATTAACGATATTGAAATTTTCTTAATAGTTTTTTCTAAAAATTATTCTTCCTATTTGATTTTCTAATTTTATAGTAGTTGTTAATTCTACTTCTACTTTATCTGCAAGAATAATCCTAATATGATTTTTATTCATCTTCCCAGATAAATAACACCTCACTTTTCCATAACCTTCCAAATCTACTATAAATTGCCCATTTGGTAATGTTTCCACAACAATACCAATGGCTTTTGTTAAATTCTTCATTTTGGCAAGTAAAATCAGGGATTAATTAAATTGTCTGATTTTTACTTTGCCATATTATTTTCTAAATATTTTATTAATAATTTTAAAATATCTATATTTTCTTTTGCATAACCTAATGCGAAATTACATCTAAGACATATCCAGCCACGAAATTTACCAGTCTTGTGGTCATGGTCATAACACAATCCTTTTCTAAATTCTTTACCATTAACTCCGCATATTTCACATTTTTGAGGGCAAGGTCGTGGGGCATATTTTCTTCTTGACCTTGTATTATTCCCCCCTGTCCATCTTGGATGTTCTTCTCTTTCTCTTATTTTATTCATTTTATTACCTTTTTTAAATCCATAAATCTTATGAAATTCATTTCCCTTTCTAAATGGTTTAAAAGGTTTGTTGCCCTTTTTAAAACCATATTTTTTCCACAACTTGTTTCCTTTCTTAAATCCTGTACCTGGAATATATTTATGACCGAAATTGCCTGATGACATTTTATTTGTATTGGAATATTTTTTTCTTTTTAATTGCTTGCATCGCCTGTGCTACTTGTATCACTTCTATCTTCTTGGGGGTAAAGTTCCAGAAAGCTAAAAGAGTACTGAGTACATCATCATCGTGAAAATCCTTTTGTGCCGCAGCCCCTTGATGTTTCGCCTCATCTGACCATACAAAATGTGAAAATTCTTCAATCGTATTTCTATCAAATATTTTTGGGAAACCATCTTTCATCAACTGTTGAAAATTATCAATCAACATTCTTTTCGTTTGATGATTCGTTTTAAATCCTAATTTTTCAACAATTCTTTTTTCTTTATAATCAAATGTTTCTCTCCTAGCAACATTCAAATCTTTTATATTTTCAAGCAATGCCCCACCTGCTTTGTCATTAACTTCTAAAATAATTTTTGGTCTTCCATATTTATAATACAAATGTCTAACTTTATCTGTCAAGCCCCCTATCGGAATCTTTCCATTAAACTTAGCAACTTTCTTCCCATCTTCTGAAACTACTGTTATTGAAGCGGGGTCAACCACACCTTCTGATGGGTCAATTCCTATCTGATACATTTTATTTCTAAAAGGTTCTTCGTAAATCTCACAACCATTTTCTTTTGCGATAGGTTGTCGTGCAATCCATTGTGTAGAATATCCTCCAAACACTTGTCTATGTGATAATAAATCTGCTGTCCAATTACCTTCATAATACCTTTCAATCCATTTTTCATCATGTCCAGCAAGTTGTCTTCCAATATAATCTTCTTGAAGATTTCTTTCATTTTCTCTTGTTGAACTTTTAAAAACTGCAGTTTTTATCTCTCTCAATTTTCCATTGACCATTACTGGCTTTCTTTCTACCCAATTATCGCCCGACTTATTTAATCCCCTAATGAAATAATGATAAGCCCAATAGTTCGCTACATTGCTTGTCATATTCCCCTGTCCAAATGGCATAACAATATTTCTTAATCGACTATTAAGAGCATCAAACACCGAATATTCTATTTCCTCAAGTTGGTCTATAAAATACGCACCCAGGTTTATTGACTTAATTTTCTGTTCTGCTTTTTTAATATCAGCCTCACTACCACCCTGCATCGCATCTAGACCAAAAAGAATTATTTGCGAACCATTACTAAAGTTTATCAAACTATCTTTTATTTTATGTTCGTATGAACCTTCGGGTATTAAATCAAAAAAATCTTTTAAATTTGCTTTTGTAATATCTGCTAGAGTTTTTCTTCCAAACAAAACTGTGTTCTTTGGGAAGCACATGCAAAACAAATACATCTTGATATAAAGTGCAAGCGATTTTCCTGAGCCAAAACCACCATAAGAAAGACAGTAATCTGATTTCCAGTCAAAAATGAAATCTTTCTGTGCAGGATTAAAAACATATTTTTTCCCGTTGAGAGTTATGTCTTTTAATTTTTTCCCTTCTAGGATTTTTTGCCCTATTTGCTCAAAATTTAAATTTATAATTTCTGACATTATTCAAATGTAACTTGAATCATTTGTGCTTGTTGTGGTTTGTCTTCTGGTTCAATTTTATCCATTGCAATTTTAATCGCAGCGTTACTCCCACCAATATCTTTATCTTGTTCCATATTTCTTATACTCAACCCAACAATTCTTTCCACAGTAGTCTGACCCAAATAGGCATCTTTAAAAGTTTCCATACACAATTTATAATTCTGTGTTTCTTTCATTTTTGTAGAATTATCAGTAGAACCCAAACCAGCAAACCTAGCTGCGTTTGCATCAGTCATACCTTGTTGTTTGGCAATAGCGAATTTCCCAGACTTCAAAGTAAAGTCAGCTTTCTTTTTTGTGTAAGTGTATGGCTTAACTCTCTTCCAATTTCTTACGTTTTCTTTTTTTTCTGGTAAAATTATTTCCATATTTCATCACACTAATTGTAAGTCTTATCAAATAATTTTGTCAAGTCTTTCAAAAATTTTGACTTATCCACAGGGTGTGAGTTGACACGGATTTGATTTGGGATTATAATTAATATACAAAGATTAATTGCTAATTTTTGGAACGGACGGTCGGGTTAAGGACACGATTAGTCTGTTCCAAAGATTATCAAAAGTTCTAAAATATGACAAAAATAATTAATATAATTTATTACGAGAAAGGAATTGCTGTGTTAATGGGCGTCATAACCCTTGGACTCACGGCAGTTCCTTTTTCGTTGTAAATTTATATGAATCAATCAAAATTAAAAATGATTAGATGGTGTAAAAAACATCCTAATCAAATTCCAATTATTGAGGAACAAAAAGACGGAAGTTATATTATTAAAAAATAAAATCTATGGACTCTGGGAACGTAGAAATTATTAAAAATTATTTAAAAAGAGGTTGGTCGGCTTTTCCAGTTCAACTCTCAACAAAAATTGAAAATGGAGTTGTAAAAAAAGATGTTTCATTTCCAATTCAAGACGGAAAAGAATCTTGGAAAAAGTTTCAAACAGAACGAATAACTGAAGACCAAATTGATTTCGCTTGGATTGTTTTTGAACACGTTGGTATTGCAACAGGAAAGATATCTGGAATCACCGTTGTTGACGTTGATACGAAAGATAAAGTATTACCAAACAACTTTCCAGAAACATACACCGTAGAAACTAAAAAGGGTTTCCATTATTATTTTAAATATAACTCAAATGCGAAACAAACACAAAATACGTCAAACAATATCGATATACGAAATGATGGAGGATTTGTCTTCGCACCACCAACAAGATATAAACTTCCTGATGGAAACTTTTCTGAATACAAAATTATCAAAGATATACCGGTCTCGGATTTCCCTATTGGATGGTATCAGGAAAATTTTAATCAAGAAAATAACACGTGGAAAGAAAAACTAATTTCCCCTATTTCTGTCGGAGAAAGAAACATGGATTTTACTTCTGTTATTGGCGGACTACTTCACAGATTTCCTCAAGACGAATGGGAAACGATTGTTTGGCAAACGGTTCAAGATAAGAATAAACTTCAAGAAAAACCCCTGTCACTGAACGAATTAAGGTCGATTTTTAATTCCATTTCCAATAGAGAAAAACAATCCAGAAACAAGGGCGGGATTATCAAAGATATTAAAACAGAATATTCTGAAGATAACGAAGAATTGAGGATTGATATTGTGTTAGAGCAAACGATTATTTGTTTTAAAATTAAGAATATAATATCTACCCTTTCTGAGGCGAATACGATTTGTTGGATTAATAAGGCTACTGGACTTTCTTATGAGATGCCTTTTTATTTAAAAACACACTCAGACTCAAATAAAGAGCAATGGGTTAGAATTCTAAGCAAGGCTTTTGATAAGAAAGATGATAAGGAGGTTTATCCATGGACTATAATTACGGCTAAAGTTTCTGATGAAGTTGAGAGGTTTGTTAAATCCAAAAAGCAAGACTTCTTAGCTACTGAGATTACCCCAGAAGAACCGGAATGGTTAATCGAACCATTTATTCAAAAGAACCAAATTAATACTATTTTCGGGATGGGAAGTTCGGGAAAGACCTTAATGTCTTTATTTTTTTCTAAGATGGCGTGTTTTAATCTTGGAATAAATACTCTGTTTGTTGACTTTGAAGATACAGCAGGGAGTTGGAAGAATAAACTCTCTAAGATTGAATCTTTTACTGAAATCAACGTTGATTTGAATAAGTTTATATATTTCAATTCAGAACAAATACCCGTAGCTGAACAAGTTGAAAAACTCAAAGAAGTAGTCAGAAAGCACAAGATTGACCTGGTTATTATTGACTCCGCTTCTTTGGCTACAGGTGACTCAACGTCTGATGAAAAAGCAGCGGTAAGGCTAGTATCAGCACTTAAACTTCTCAGAACTACTTGCTTGATTATCGCCCACCAGAGAAAGAATGATGGGGATAGAACGCCTATTGGAAGCATACAATACGAGAACCAAAGCAGAAATGTTTGGAATGTCAAAGGCAATCCTGATGAGTCTAATAACTCTATAATACATATTGCAATGTCTCATACTAAAGCAAATAATACATATCTGAGACGTGAACCTGTGGGATATTGTATTGAGTACACACCAACGGCAATACGTATTACACAGGAATCAGCCCAGAATTACTTCGAGGATAAATATACTGTTCTCCAAAGGATTGAGAAATTCCTCAAGGATAATACGGAGGCTGGGCTTGATGAGATTGTTGAATCTTTAAATATATCTAAAGCAAGTATAGCTAAAAACCTTACAACAGGGAAATCCAGAGGGGTGTTAAAAAACGAAGAAGGGAAGTGGAAACTAAACATATAACTACTCCATTTACCATTTACCCTTTACCCCTATAGGGGGGTAAAGTAGGGGTAAATAATGGTCATTTACGGGGTAATTTACGGGGTAAATAAGAGGGAAAGGGTCTTGACAAAATGCATTTACCCCTATGGTAAATAGATATTGACACAGACTAACAATCTGTGTTTTAATATATGTTTCTATTTTTTAGTGTGTGTGGTAGGGATATATCATATTTTCACTCTCGCCATCAGACTTGGCATATCCCCCCCCGTCTATTTTTATTTTAGATGTCTTGATAGCATAGTATATACGCTTATTATAATGGTTTTATTATGGGAATATATATAATGGGACTTATATTATATGGGACTTATATGGTGTGGGTATTATATCTACTCTAAACCCATATTACTCTGACTCTAACTAACTCTATTATTATATTATTGGATATTTTATCTTTATTCTATTAAAGTAATAATATAAACAATATATTACAGGCTATTATTGGTAAAATAGGCCTTTTTGGAGGGAGTTGGTAAAAATACAACGCATTTAAAAGCCCTACAACGCGTTATTTTTAGTTAAGCCGGTGTTTACATCGTCTTTTTATATGCCTATAATAATAAACATTTTAATCTGTGGATAACTTTATGTTGTTTGCCTATTGACAAGGAAGCTTGATAGGAATATAATAGAAGTAGGATAATATAAATAACAAAATAGGGCTTGCTATTTTACAATTAAAAATGAATACATATAAGTGTGATATTTGCGATAGCAAAGGGGATAACTACTTTGGATACAATTATAATTACGGATATTGTAATAACCCGGAATGTAAAGAAACGGCAGACGAAAAAAATTATAATAATCAGCGGGAAATGTTTGATTATGATATGGAAAACGGGAACTTTGGAATGGCGATGGAAGATATTGAAAACGGGGATATAAATATAATATAACGGCTTTATAGCAAGCATTACTACAAGCCAGTAGTGCTTGCCATTAAAGACATTATTGAATGTTCCTTGAAAACTGCATAAAAGAGAAAAGGGCTTGAAATAAAATGATGAAAATAAATCCCGAAAAAAGATATAAAAATGGTATTGAATTAAAACCGATATTAAAAAGATTACCGAATTGCTACGGAGGAGGCCTAACTTGGTATTTGGTCTATCCCGACGGGAAGGAAGTAAATACAATGTTATCAGCGTCAGGCAGGGATATGTATAAAAGGGAATTAATTGAATTACAAACCTAACCGCCAAGCCACACAATCTCTTATGCAGTTTTTAGGGAATAGTTGTTCCTTAAAAATATACAATATAACGGGACAAGGCAAGGGCAGAAAAAATATGGCAATAGATATTTACGATAAAGCAGATATTGTAAAAAAAGATGATAAATACTATTATTTTGTAAAAAACGGCAGTAAAAATTGTTTTACTTGTCCGTTTCAAACAATAATAGACAATGACTGGAATAATAGATTTATCAGAAGCCAAAGCCGGGAAAGTAACTGGCATTTGGTAGCAATAGGAGATGAAAATGCAGTAAAGAATGATAAAATAGCAGAAACAGAATGGAATGCACCAACATCTTGGTATTACGGGCAAATCCGTTTCGGTAATAAAAAGAATATAGCATTATATTTTGTAAAAAGAAAAAACAAAATAACAGACTATAATTTATTAAACGAAACGCAAAAAGCCAACATAGACAATGAAATAAATGTTTATGTCAATGAATATAAAATGAAATATACCATTGATTTAAACAATATCAATCCAGATAAAAAAGCCAAAACCGAAATAACATATTGTAGCAATGAGCCAGTATTATTAAATAATAATAAACTACAATATGCAGGAATTGACTTTTGGGATTTAGATAATTTATGAAGCTTCGCAGGTTTCTTGCTGGCGACTTGCGAAGCCGTCAGCGAAAAGTCAAATAATAAAAATAATAGCCGTTGCCGTTCCGCTTATGTTGTATATTTTTAGGGAATAATACCTATAAGTACATTAACAACCTATGCACGGCGAATAGGTAAAAAAATGAAAACAACAAAATTAGTAAACGGAGCAAGTTTTATAGAATTAGAAAAAGACGAAATTGAAGTTTACCCCGATTGGAATTGCACACAAGTCGCACACATTAGAATTAACGACAAAGAAAAAGAGAGGTGGACAGATGCTTGGGTTTCTGTAATTGTAAAAAATGGTCGCATTAGATTTGATATAGACCACGAGAGAGGTTATCCGTCAGAGCGAAAAGGCACAGTGCATAAAAGCATTTTAGCAAGTTGGTTATCAGATAAAACACCAGTAATGAATTAGTTTATTTTTAGCCAGCACAAAAAACCGCCGTTGATTGTGCTTGCTATAAAGTAAAATAATATAACATAATATATATGGAATACTATTATAACATATCAAGGATAGACGGACGCGTAAAGATATATAAACAAGACGGCTCAATGGTCGCATTAGCCATTGTTGATACAGAAAAAGAGGCGAAGCAATATATAAAAGAGTTGAAGCAAGCAGACGCGGAACAAAACAAAAAGCACGACGCAATGCTTGAAGCTCAAAAAGCAAGCGAAAAAGCAGGGCATTGGGCTATTATTAGGTAAATTATTATTAAAAGGCGGAGCAATACCGCAAAAAGATGACAGACGCAAAATATAAAATAGGTGATAAAGTAAAATGGAATGATGGAAAATACCATCACGACAACAAAAGAATAGATATAATAACAGAAGTCGTCAAAGATGTTTTTGGAGATATAAGATACAAAACAAAAGAAATAAACAATTCAACAGGGACAATTTCCAAAATAGGTTTAGCATACGAAGCATATTTAGTAAAAGCATAATTTTATGAGCTACGCATTACAAAATATCAAAAAATATCAAGGTCGGCAAAAAAAGGAATTAGTAATTAAAATACTATACCACACAGCCGAAGCCATAACAGCATTACTTATTTTTGCTTTTGGGTTATTGGTTATTGGTATGGGGAATTAAAATGAAACTAACAGCAAAAAAAATACAAAACTGGATAGAGGAAACTGCCAAAGAGGATTGGAAATATCATA